AAAGACCAGCCCCAAATTTGGAAAATAAAAACAATAAAGCAATACTAATTTTCAACTTTTTACAATTTCCTTATAATTTTGCAAACCACTGATCACTTGTCAATTTCAAATTCTTACTAATTCAAAGGGTTGGTCTTCTGTTTGATGATGAGGTGCCAATTCAAAGCTGTAGATGAACTTAAACCATAAATGACAAATCAGCAGACGGAAATCGTTGTCCAAATATGTTAGATGGCAAGACTATCTCTGTAGCTAACTGATTCTGATCATTTAACATTCTCAGAGCTAGACAGGCTTGGAACCTATTGCTCTGAGGGACTATACTCGAAACGAATGACGCTCTTGCAAAGGGTATTACTTTGGCTAGAATGTCAGCATCCGTTGAGCCAGATGTTGTGCTAAGGAGCTTATTCTCTTCGATTAAATATAGAAGTAGAGCTTTCATTAGTTGTATTCCTTGGGTGCCTCTTGGGAAAACTGCCGCTGCAATCACAGTTTGCATCTGACGTGGGAAATCTGTCCCAAAATCATTCACACTAAGTGTTACAGCTCTCGGTACTGCTACAGTTTCGTTGGCAAGGATAGTTAAGGTGCCAACAGGAAATACTGCAGCAACTCTTGATAGTGTAACTACAGTGTTCCCTCCTCGTCCTACACTATTTGCAAGATTATAGATGGTTCTGAGCGCAGTAATTCTGGTCTTCCCTGTTTCATTGGTTCGAGTTAGCATCTTCTCCACATTGTTGCCTCTGCTTAAAAAGAGAATGATCATAGTGCTCACGTCATTCTGAATGTCAAGTCTTGATCGGCCAGCTGCGTTTCCCCTTCGGAAAATTTCCCTAACAATACCGAGAACATCAAGTCCTTGGTATTCAAACTCAGCCAATGTACTACGTAGGACGGTTAAGAAGGAGTCTTCGGAGACCCGTGCCACTAATGCATTCATCTCCATACGCACATCATTCAGATCCTTGATTTCTGCCATTTTGAATTCACTAGCAGTCGTATCTATTGCTCTGTAAATTGGTTTCTGAATTTTGGTGGAGTTAATCTTGTCAATTTATCAGTGCTTCTATTATTAAACTTAGTCTTACTATAGGATATTTATGCTTATAACTGGGTTGTTTGAATATTTGTAATGTTTGTAGGAACTATAAACAAGAAATTAATTAAAACTTAAAGTCAACTTATTAATTGGTGGTAAATGGAGCCTCTACCTTAGCGACTAAAGCTTATCATACGATTAAATGCTTTAACTGAAATTCGGTTATAAAATACAATGCAACTAAATCTTACACAATACAATGAAGGTTAAAATTGAAATTGTTTATTAAAGGGGCTGTCTTTGTGTGCCGAAA